TCCTGAAGAAATAGCTGAGATACTTAAGAATGCACCCAGTAGAGGTATTTTTATAGAAGACTATGCTGATATGAATCTTGAACTTAGAGCAGGTTGTAGATATTACTATGACAAGCTTAAAGAGTTTAAAGATGAGAAAGAAAAGAATGGTACTTGCGGTAATCAAGCAATGGACAATCTTCTTGACAATATTGAGATGGGTAATGTGCCTGATCATGGTACCTGGGAAGAGTTTGATAATCTTACTGAAGCTGAGCAAAAGCTAATTGAAAAGCAATTACAGAAAGTGCTTAGTGATGCTAAAGAGCAAACTATTAAGAAACGCGGTACTGTGCCCGGTGAAATAGATGGTGTTATTATTATTGAACAAATAGAAGCACCTAAGTTTGATTGGAGAGGGTATATCCGTAGGTTTACTGGAATTAGCACTAAAGTGTTTACCAAGAAGATCAGGCGGAAAGAGAATAGAAGATTTAGTGACAACCCGGGGCTCAAGATTAAGATGAAACAACATATGCTTTTAGCTATAGATACTTCAGGTTCTGTAAGTGATTCTGAGTTGAAAGAGTTTATGAATGAGATTCATCATATCTATAAGGCTGGTGTTGATATTACTATAGTACAATGTGATACTAAAATACATTCTATCAAACCTTATACAGGAAAACATGAGATGAATATACACGGAAGAGGTGGGACTGAATTTGATCCCGTCCTGGAATATTATAATGAAAACCTAAAGAAATATACTAGCCTGGTGTATTTTACTGATGGTGAATGTGGTTATTCTGTAAAACCAAAAGGGAATATCCTATGGGTTTTGTCAGAGCAGTCCTATATGAATAATGATTTACCGGGTAAAATAATTAAATTAGAATTATAAAAAAAGAGTTATGAGTCAAGTACAATTGAATGTAGAAGAGTTAAAGAGCTTTATTAAGCACATGGTTAACAACAATCAGTATATTCAAGCAGAGGGTAAGGTTCCCGTAGCTATTAATATTGAAGGTGATGCGGGTCTTGGTAAGACTTCAGCTATCATGCAGTTGGGTAAAGAAATGAATATGCAAGTTGTTAAGCTGAATTTATCTCAGCTAGAAGAATTAGGTGACTTAGTTGGTTTTCCTGTAAAAGAATTTGAAATACAGAATGCAGAAGGTAAAACTACTTGGATTAATGAAGCTCAGATAGATGCAGCTATTAAGAAAGGTTATAAAGTTATTGATAAGCGTATGTCACATGCTGCTCCTGAGTGGATTCAAGGTAAAGGTGAAGGTGGTTTCTTGATTCTTGATGATTATACTCGTGCGGATTAACAAAATATGCAGTCTAATAGTGTTAGTGTGAATAATTTAAGTATCTTTGTGATATGGAAAAATTAAATACACAAACTCTTAAAACAGCATTAAAGAGTATAGGAATCTACAAAATTAAAATTAATGATAAAGAGTACATTGGTAGCTCTTGTAATATTGGTCATAGGTTAAAACACCACTTGTGGTCTCTTGAAAATTTAAAACATCATAATAGAACAATGCAAAACTTATACAATAAGTATGGTAAAGAAGAAATTTACTTTACTATTGTAGAAACATGTTCTGATGATATTTTAATAGAAAGAGAAGCTTATTATATTAGTACAATTAATCCTTATATAAATCACATATTAGATCCTCAAACTTTAGTTAGAGATGATGTGTATAAACAAAGGATAAGTGAAGCTAAGAAAAAAGCTTATGCAAATGGTTTAAAACCTCATAATCTTAAAGCAGTACATAAATATTCACTTGATAAAGGTGAGTATTTAGAAAGTTTTGAATCTCTTACGGCTGCTGCTAAATCTATTAATGCCAAAAGTGTTAATAGTATAAAAGCAGTATGTGATGGAAAACAAACTTCTGCCGGAGGTTATGTTTGGGCTTATAATAAAGTTGATTTAGTTTTTTCTAGAGATACAAAATATAAGTTGGAACCAGTATTACAATATACTACTGATAATCTTTTTATCAAAAAATGGGAGTCTATAACTGAAGCAAGTAAAGAACTTGGTATCTCTAATATTAATAGAGCAATATCTAAGGACTTAACTGCTGGAGGGTATAAATGGAAAAAAGCATAAAGCGGGTGGTCCGCAATAAATTCCGTGAATTCAGGGAAACTCCAGAGATGGACAATCCTGAGCCAAGCCTTATAGGGATATAAGGAAGGTGCAACGACTAGTGTATGGAGTCTAGAACAGACAGTAAAACACCAAGAGCGCGGAACACATAGAAATATGTGATGATATAGTCTGACCTGTAGATATAATCTAAAAGAAACTACAGAATCATAGGATAAAGAGCCTATGAGTTAACAATAATGCACCGCTTTATGCAAGCAACAATGGAAATCTTAGATAGACAAGAGTATGTATCATGGAAACTTCCTAAGAACTGGCATGTTATCTTGACTACTAATCCTGACAATGGTGACTATAATGTTACTAGCTTGGATGTAGCTCAGAAGACAAGATTTGTATCTGTTGAGTTGAAGTATGATGTAAACGTATGGGCTAAGTGGGCTGAGACTGCAAACATTGATGGTAGATGTATTAACTTTATGTTGATGCATCCGGAGTTGGTAACTCAAAGAGTTAATCCAAGATCTATCACTACTTTCTTTAATGCTATTAGCTCTATTCCTAAGTTTGAAGATGATCTTCCATTGATTCAAATGATTGGTGAGGGTTCTGTTGGTGTAGACTTTAGTTCTATGTTTACTATGTTCATTAACAACAAGTTGGATAAGATTATCTCACCTGAAGATACACTTACTAAAGATGAGCAGTATGTACTTAATGCATTAACAAATGCTGTAGGTAAAGATGATGACTTTAGAGCGGATATCTCTAGTGTGATTGCAACCAGATTGATAAATTATTCATTGGTGTTTGCAGATACTAAGCCTGTTCCGAGCGGAATGACTCAAAGACTAATCAAGCTTACTACAGACTGTGATGCATTTACTGATGACCTTAGATACTATATTATCAAAGAGATTGTCAATGGAAACAAGGTTAAATTTGCTCCATTAATGCAGAACAAAGACGTGGTGAAGATGGCTGTCAAGTAATTGAAGCATCAAGCAGTTACCCTTTAAAAGAAAAATTATTTAACTAAAAACAAACATAGGGGGAGGTAATACTCCCCTTATTAATCTTTAAACTATGAAAAGATATATTTTAATATCAGAAGTAGAATCAAGTGAAAGAGAGGTAATGATTAAAGTAGAACCTTTATTCTGTATGGAAGATAGGACTGAAGATATGTTTCCCACATATCTTGATGAATATGTTCCTACAAAAGGTGACAAGCTTTATTTTCTACCGGGAGTTAATGTTCCAAGAATAAAGCTTAAAGATCTAGCTTTACAACATGGGATAAGAATTGTAAGAAATATAGATGAAGCAACACACATATTTGCTGCAAAGAATACAAAGGATAAAATTACTAGTGGTGTATGGAGATACAGCATGGATCTTACAGACTTCAATGAGTTGATGAATGATCCAAATATGTATATGGATGATAGGTACAGAGAGAATATCCGGGAAGCATTAGAAAACTATCAAGAAGATAGAGTATTGTTTGATTATTCTGTATATAATGATATTAGACATGGGGATAACACAGCTCTAAAATCACACAGTGATAATATGAATTCTTCTAAGTGGTATAATGCTATTGATGATGATCATGCAGACTTATGCCACAAGATGGCAGGTGCTACTGTATATGATGAGATGGCTATTCTAAAACATATAAATGGTGATGATGCTACTATTATAGATGAAGCTATGTTTGAACAGATAAGCCAAATGTTTCAGAGTAATGATAATGACAATCATATCTTAGCAATGGAGATTATGGCTAATTCTAATTATGTTGAGTCTTTGCTGTTTTTAGAAATGCTGTTTAAACAATATAGTTACCAAATATCTAGTTGTCATACTAAGAATCATGTGAATTTCAAATCTCTTATTGGATTTCTTAAGAAAAACAAAAACTATTTAGGTACTGATATAGATGATATTGTTAAGTCTCTTATTGATAAAGATGTCTTAACTGCAGATAAGCTAGATGTTTTGATGAGAAGATATTCTAATGAAATTGGAAAAACTGGAGACACTGATTACTTTAAAGTTAAAACTGTTACTGTTAACCCAGACTTGCTCAAACAGTTAAATACTAATTATATCTATCAACATGTTAATGACTTTATTCCTGAACCATCTGAAGATAACTCTCCAGGGGTGGCGGGGGTGGCTACAGGGGTTGAAGGGGTTGAAAGTGACATTGAACTACCTAATGAAGACATAGAAGAAGCATTTACTAGAATTGAGAGAAATGAACTTAAGTCAGAGTTAATAGCATTAGAAGATGAGCCTGTTTTTACTGAAGCAGAAGATTATGCTTTAGGAGAAATAATCAGTAAACTTGCTGAGGAATCTGAATCAAATAACAATCAAAAAGAACAAGATGATACAAACTTTGATTGGTTCTGAGGAACTAGAAAGGTTCTATAGGCAGAAGTTTTACTTCAGTTATAGTGGCATCAACAAGTTATTGTTTTCACCGGTCATGTTTTACAACCATTATGTTTTGAATCAAAGGGAGGATGGCACAGACGCGCATCTTGTAGGAGGGCGCGTTCTGCACTGTCTTTTGTTTGAGCCAGATAAGTATGATGAGCATTTTGAAACTATGCCGGGTAAGTTTCCTACTGATAGTCAGAGAAAAATTATTGATAATATTTTTAAATATCACTTGACAGTTGGAAATAATACATTAAATTTGTCAGACTACTCACAAGATATACTCACACAGCTACTCACAGCTAATCTCTACCAGACACTCAAAACAGATCAGCAAAGACTTGACAAGATTCTGACATCAGAGAACACAGAGTATTTTGAATTTCTTAAACTTAGTCTAGATAAAACAACAGTAGATCAACCAACTTTAGATGGCTGTAAAGTTTCAGTTGAAGTACTAAAGAATAACAGTAATGTGCGAGCATTGCTGCAACTAGACAGAGATGTAGAAGACAAATCTATTGAAGCTTACAATGAGTTGTTTGTAAAAGCTGAAACAGACAATCTACCTTTTGGTTTCCACGGTGTCCTTGACAATGTAGTAGTTGATTATAACTCAAAAACTATCTTTATTAATGACTTAAAGACTCTTGGTAAGTCAATACAAGACTTTCCTGACTCTGTGGAGTATTATAGATATTGGATACAAGCTATTATCTATGTATTGCTAGCTAAGGAAAAGTTTAGTATTGCAGATGATTGGAATGTACAAGTTACTTTTATAGTAATTGATAAGTACAACCAAGTTTATCCTTACCAGGTTTCTTCAGAAACACTAGCTAAATGGTCAGAATCATTTCAAGATATAGTGCAAAAGATTAAGTGGCACTATGAAAACAAGAGATATGATTTGCCATATGAGCTAGCATTGGGTAATGTAAAACTTTAATATCTATGGCTTTAAATGAAATTTACCGGAAGTATTTCCAAAAATCTAAGATCTTTTTGTATCCGCTCTTAGATATACCAAGAGGTGCCAAAGCTCTACCAACTGAAACTTATTTGAGTTGGGGAGATAAGTACACCACTGAGGATGCAAAACTTGTATGCGTTTATCAAACTAAAGATGATCCAGACTATATGCTATTTGAGGCACAAACCCTCATTAGACATACAAGACTGGATGATTATATTAAGATTGATGACTCAACAAGTGTACTGATATTTAATTTTTCTGATTTAAAGAATGATTGGAATCATGTTGTAAATGGTAGTTATAGCCAAATACAAGATCATTTAAAGCAAAGGATATTGAGATATTTTAATAACAATGGAGCTAATCATAATTATATTAAAAGCTATCTGTATCCAGAATTTTATTTCAAACAATATGCAGATATACTAGCCGTACCAACTGAGCTGCTAAGATCTGTAGGTGAACTTTGTAGTAAGCCTGATCTAGAAAAAGAAAAGTTGTTAATTGGAGTGGGAGATTTGGAAAATATAAAAATTCTAGATTAATTTGCAAAACATTTTTAAAAACCAACAGATGAGTGAAAACACAATGATGCTTATCCAAGCTACTTGGAATGATAAGCAAACTTTTAGATTGATTCCTATTGCGGATTCATGTCCTTATGTAGAATGTATCTTTGATCCGGATACTAAAGTCTTTGTAATAATTTCTAAGTTAACTAAGCAAGCTTTGCATATGTTACCTAAAATGGATGACAATGGTGATCCAATTGCGGTTAAACATGCAAGACCTAATGGTAGAACTTTTAGAGAAGAAAGACATAAGATTGAAGTATTCCAAGAGTTCTATGTAGAAGACAAAGCAGCTATGGAAGATGTTATATCTTTGTTTGCAGTAAATGCAAAGAAGTTTGATTACAAAAAATTCTTGGGTGAATCAGAAACCCCAAGTAAAAAAGCTACAAAGTAGCGTTCTTCTAAATTAAAAGGGAGGGTGGCTGATAGACTACCCTCTTTTTTTATGTACAAATTAAACGGGGGAACAGCTTAACTGAACAAGTGGGTATGAAAACACACTATGTAATGGATTATGAAACATTATCCAATTGTTTCATTGGAGTCTTTGAAGATATAAAATCTGAAGACAGAGAAATATTTGTAATGCATGAGTCTAGAAATGACATTGTTCCTTTCTTAACTTTCTTAATGCATAATGTAAATAATAATGAATGGCATGTTAGCTTTAATGGTTTAGGATTTGACAGTCAAATCACTGAGCATTGTTTAGCTAAGGGTCATGATTTACTTGATATGACCGGTGATGAGATTGCTAGGTTCATATATTCTAAAGCACAAGATGTAATCAAAAGACAGAGTGATGGAGAGTTCTTAGAATTCAGTCCTAGAGATTTACACATCAGACAGGTAGATGTATTTAAACTTAACCACTGGGATAATCCAGCTAAGAGATCTAGTTTAAAATGGATTCAGTATACAATGGATTGGAAGAATATCATAGATATGCCTATTCATCATACTACTGAAGTAGAAGCAGAACAGATTCCTGATATTATCAATTACTGTATTAATGATGTTAGATCTACTAAACAGATTATGCAGCTTAGTAAAGAGCAGATTAATCTTAGGAAAGCTTTAACTGAAGAGTATAACATTGATTTATTTTCAGCCTCTGAGCCGCGGATATCTAAAGAGTTATTTCTACATTTCTTGAGTAAACAGACTGGTATAAAGAAATATGAACTGAGACAGATGAGAACTCATAGACCTCAGATTGTTGTTAATGATATTATACTACCTTATATAGAATTTAAGACAGCTACATTTCAGAACCTGTTAAAGAAATTTAGGGAAGTTGTTATCTATCCAGGTGAGACTAAAGGAGGATTTAAGTATTCAGTGCAGTATAGAGGAGTTAAAACTGATTATGGTCTTGGTGGTATTCATGGTGCTAGAACTAGTAGAGTATATGAGTCTACTGAGGATATGGTTATTATGACTTCAGATGTTACTAGTTTCTATCCTAATCTAGCTATTAGAAATGGATGGGCACCGGGACATTTACCACAAGCAGATTTTTGTGAACTATATGAATGGTTTTTTGAAGAGAGAAAGAAGATACCTAAAAAGGATCCCAAGAATTATGTATATAAGATTATTCTTAATTCAACTTATGGACTCAGTAATGATGAGAATAGTTTTCTATATGATCCAGAGTTTACCATGAGGATTACCATTAATGGTCAGTTGAGTCTAACTCTATTGTATGAAATGCTTACTGAAGGTATACCAGGATCTGTACCATTGACTCAGAATACAGATGGTTTAGAAACTCTAATTCCAAGAGATAAAGTAGATAAGTATATGGAGATATGTGCAGAATGGGAAAGAATTACTAATCTACAACTGGAACATGATAAGTATTCTAAGTTTGTATTGGGTGATGTAAATAACTATATAGCAGTTACTGAAGATGGTAAATCTAAATGTAAAGGTAGATTTGAGTATGAAAACCTGGCGTTGCATAAGAATAAAAGTTTTCTAATAGTTCCTAAAGCACTACATGCCTATTTTGTAGATGGTATTGAGCCTGAAGATTATCTAAAACAAAACCAAAACATATTTGATTATTGTGGTGGTAAAAAGATAAAAGGTGATTGGGAATTTTATTCACATGCTATTGTTGACGGTGAGTATGAGAAGACAAGACTACAGGATACTATTAGATATTATGTATCTAACTCCGGCTGTAAGGTTATTAAAACTAACTTGTTTGATGGTAGAGAAACTCAAATAGAATCCGGCCAATGGATGCAGACTATTTATATTGACCATGAAGAAAAACCATTTGATGATTACAAGATTAATCTAAGCTATTATCTAGATAAGATAAAGAAAGAGATAGCTGGGTTAGAACCAAATAGAAATCAATTAAAACTATTTTAAATGCCAAAGAAAATACAGAACACAACAAAGGCGCACCTAGTTAGTGTGCCTTTACCAAACCATGGTGCTACTTATACTGTAATTAGTCACCAATTTGTAATGGATTATGCATACCAAGCTCTTGCTACTGCAGGATTTGGAATTGTAGAAGAGGAGTACAGATGTACTGCTGACGGACAAATAGCTCAAGGTATCTATAGATTGAACTTCAATCAGGATCCTGAGTTGTCTATGATGTTTGCTTGGACAAACAGTTATAACAAACAAGTAAAGTTTAAATGTGTAGTTGGTGCTTATATCAATCAAAGTGGATCAGTAATGATCTCCGGAGATATAGGTAGCTGGGTTAGAAAGCATACTGGTACTGCAGATACTGAAGTAAAAGATACTATAGACCAATATATTTCTAATGCACATATGTATTATAATCAGTTATGTGCTGATAAAGCTTCTATGGAAGGAGTAAGTTTGAACAAAAGAAGACAAGCGCAGCTTTTAGGTGTCCTGTTTGCAGAGTATGAGATTCTTACTACTGAGCAGGCTAGTATGATTAGAGATCAAATGAAAAAACCACAACAAGTATTTGCTAATACA